CGCGCAGCACAAGGTCAAGAACCCGACCGATACCGGCTTGGATTACTTGAACGATCTAATCAGCAATCCAGCCGTGTGGGTCTCGGCGAATTTTCAGAGGACAGCATGACGCTCGCCGACTACATCACCGAGCACCTCGGCAAGCCGTTCGCCTGGGGCGGAAACGATTGCGTCGGGTTCGCTGTGGGCTGGCTTGAGCATGCCACCGGCCGCGATTACCTGAGCCAGTACCGACCCTGGTCAAGTGCCCTGCAGGCCGCCCGCAAGGTTGCCGACCTCGGCGGGCTCGATGCTCTGTTCGATGCCGAGCTCACGCAGATCAACCCGAACTTCGCTGCTGACGGTGACCTGGCGATTATCCGCGGCACTGCGTTCATCTTCAGCGGTGCGCACGTCGTGTCCGTTGGAGAAAACGGCCTCGAGTTCCTCGACCGGCTCGAAGCGCAGTACGCGTGGAGTCACCAACCAGAAAACAAAGGATTACCCGAATGCCTCCAGTAATTGCCGTGGTTGCTGCCTTCGTCGCGACCTATGCCACCGCGATCACTATTGCAACTGTCGTGGTGAGCGCTGGCATGGCGGTGTATGGCTCGGCTCAGGCCCGCCGCGCGGAACGCGATGCAAAAAATCAAGCCCTTGCTGCGATGAAGGACCGCACGACCACGCGTGTGGCCACCGAGGCACCGCACCGCCATATCTACGGCCGCGCGAAGGTCGGCGCCGACATCGTGGCGATGTTCACCAGCGGCGACCGTGACCAGTTCAAGCACCTGGTTTGCGTGCACGCCGCGCACGAGTGCGACGCGATCGAGGAAGTCTGGGTCAACAACGCCCTGGTGTCTGGCCTGGATGCCTCGGGCGACCCGACCACCGGCCGCTTTGCCGTCTCCCCTGATGCCGAGATCGTCGAGGAGCAGAGAACGGGCCCGACGTTCACGCTCACCTACACGCCACGCATCGGCTCGGTGTGGGTGTTCTCGGGCAGCGGCGCGAACATGATCCCTGTGGCGGTCACCGGCGTAAATGGGCGCACCGTCACGGTCGCGTCCAGCGGCCCGGTAACGGTCTCCTACGAGTACGCGGTGCGGCGCAAAATTTCCGATTTCATCAACGAGGCCACGACGCCCAGCGCGACCAATCCCGTGGTGCGCGTGCAGAAGCACTTGGGCGGCGCCAATGACGTGGCTGACGCCTACCTGCGCTCGGTCGTCGGCGATAAGTGGCCCGTCACCGCCGTGCTGCGCGGCCTATGCTACACCGTGATCACGCTGGACCTGAACCACCCCGAGTTCCAGAGCGGCATTCCACCGATCCATGCGGTCATCCGAGGAAAGAAGCTGTACGACCCACGCGACGGACAGACGCGCTGGTCGCAGAATCCGGCGCTGGCCATCCGTGATTACCTGACCGGCCCTCTGTGCGCCGTGCCTGCGGCGGATCTGCCGACCGCGCAGTTCATCACCGCGGCCAACGTGTGCGACGAGGCTTCGCCAACCGGTGGCGTCCGTTACACGCTGAATGGCACCGTGACCTCCGACCAAGGGCAGGCCAGCGTGCTTGAGGCGATGACGCAGGCCATGGCAGGCGGACTGGTGGCCACCACCTGGGACGTCTACGCCGGCAAGTACGTCGCCCCTGTTGCGGCGCTGCTTCAGTCCGATATCGTCGGCGGCCTGTCGGTCACGCCGGGTGTGTCGGACGCCAGTATCTACAACGGCGTCAAGGGCCAGTACATCGGGCCTGAGAACAAGTACGTGCAGACCGACTTCAAACCGTACCAGAACAGCGCCTACCGCCAGAGCGACGGTCGCGACCTGTACAACAACCTCGACTTCCCATTCACGGATTCGCTGCAGCGTGTCACCAACCTGGCGCGCGTCTTCACGGAAGACCAGCGGAACGGCTTCACGATCCGCGCCGAATTCAGCCTGAAAGCCTGGCCGCTTAAGGTGGGGCAGCGCATCACGTTCACCAGCGCGGTGCTTGGGCACAACGCCAAGGTTTTCCGCATCACGGATAAGTCGTACTCGCCGACGTCGGCCGTGCAGCTAACGCTCAAGGAAGACGCGGCCAGCATCTGGGACTACGCGGATGCCACGGTATTGGACAGCACGCCAAATAGCGATCTGTCCGACCCGTGGAAGATCGACGCACCGGCCTCGCTGTCGTGCACCTCGGGCGAAGCGGCGCTGTTGCGCCAGGCTGACGGCACCACCGTGCCGCGCATCATGGTGTCGTGGCCAACGATGGCACAGGCGAACGGCGTGCAGATCGAAGTGGAATGGCGCGCGGTGCAATCGACCACCTGGGAGCGCACAACGGTATCGGCCAGCGAAACGCGGGCCTACCTGTCGCCGATTACGCCCGGCTTCTTCTACATCGTCCGCGCGCGCGCCGTGAATCCGTCGCTGGGCGTGCGTTCGAACTGGATCGCCACCGTGTACCAGGTGGAAGTGTTCACGGCCCGGCCGACCGTCTACATTTGGTCAGTTGACAAGCCGGCGGCACCCACCGGTTCGGCAAGCTATGCCTGGTCCACCGGGACGTTTGGCGCGGCTCCGGCTGGCTATAGTTTGGCCGTCCCGCCGGCGCCGGCCAACAGCAGCGCCTCATTGTGGGCGGCCACCGTGCCGGTGTCGGACGTTACCGATGTGGCAACCCCGTTTGATTGGGCGCGCGCCGAGCTGAGCAACCTCGGTTACGACCTCAATTCTGTGCTGGCCGGGTTGGATGTGGCCACCTTGCGCTGGGACTTCAACGGGAGCGCCCAGAGCTGGACTGCGTCGGGCGCCACGATCGACACGACGACCGACGGCGCGGCCCTGATCTGGACGCCGACCGCAGTGAACGCGACCTTGTCGCTGACCATCCCAGCGGCCTCCCGGTTCAAAGGGTCGGACTGTCCGAAAGTGCGCGTACGCGTCAAACGAATCTCCGGCACCGGCGCCTGGGAAGGCAACGTGTATTACTCGACTGCGGGCCACGGTAACGTTTCTACGAACCGAAAGGCGATCGCTGCGCCGTCCAATCTGGATGAGTGGAACGTGCTCGAGTGGGACATGGAGAACCTCACCGCCGGCGGCACCGATTGGATGGACAACACCATCCAGGGCCTGCGCCTCGATTTAATCAGCGACTTCACGACTGCGCCGGCCACTGCCTTCAAAATCGACTGGATCGGTGTGGGCAAGTTCAACAACACGGGCGTTTCGCCGGCGCAAGTTCAGGCGGCGCAGGCAGCAGCAGACGCGGCAAACGCCGCAATCGCCGATATGGCGCGCGATGATCTGCTCTCGCCTGCGGAAAAGCCTGCTGAAAATCTGCGCTGGAATACCAGCGTCGGCGAACAGCCAGGCATCGACGCGGCGGCTGCGGCGCTAGGCATCACGACCGAGCGCACTGCCTATTCGAATGCTTTCACCACGCTGAACGCTTATATCACCGGGTTCGGAGCAGCTTTCACGACCATTCCCGGCACAGCTATCTCCATCGTCGGCGCAACATACCGCGCCAACTTCAAGAACTACTTCGATGCGAAGCAGGCCTTGCTCAACGCGATCGCGGCGAAGTCTGCCACGACTGCGAATTACGACAGCGTGACCGGCCGCCCCTACGATGTTTCGAACCTCGTCAAGAAGGGGACATTCGAGGATGGTTCGCTAGGAACCTGGAGTAGTGGCTTTGTCGAGGCGGTATCGTCAGCGGGGACCGCGTACAAGAATCAGCTAACCACCGTCGCGCGCGATGTCATTGAAAACGGAAATAAATTCCCGGTAATCCCGGGCGAAAAATTGTACTTCCTCGCGAACCTGAACGCGCTGGTCACAGGCTTCACGTGCGCATTTGGTGTGGTTGCCTACGATAAGAACAATGTCGCCACGTATTGCCAAGTTTGCTATCGGTCACCTGGGCAGGGGTTTGGACTGGTCGAGGGCATATTGACTGTTCCGGCAGGGGCTGTTGCGGCGACACCGTGGCTACAGCAGGATGGGCCGTCCGGATTCACCGGCAATTACCTTGGCGCCAATGGTTTGTGGATCGGCCGGCACGCGCCAGGCGCCACCGTCGGTGCTACTTGGGGCGTCAATGTCGGCGGTTCGAACAAGCCTGCCGACAACGCTACAGTCGGCGCTCCTGCCGGAACCAATGTGGGCAGCACGCCTGCCACCGTTATCGAACAGCGCGCAAATAGTGCGATTCCTGCTCCCACAGGCTTCACCTTAACCGGCACATTTGGTGGCACCGTTTCCACGGCAAGCACGGGCGTGCAAACCTTGACGAAGCAGTTGAACGCGTCTGCGTCAGGTGCATCGGGCGCCGTTATGTACTCGTGGGTCATCAACCTAATCGAAGGCGGCGGAACAATAAAAATATCCAGCACGACCGACCCGAATCCGGTACTGACTGGCATCGCATCGAACATGTCGACGCGTATTAGCGTGACTTGCACCGCGCTCGACACGAGCACGGGTCTCTCCCGCGTCAATAACGGTGTTGTGACGATGAACTTTGGAGCTGTCTGATGGATATCGAAAACTGGTACGCAGGAGTCGACGGGGACGGTTTCGTCCAGCAGTTCGAGAGTGCCGTGGAAGAGGGCGAGGGGCCAAACCTTCCCCTGTTGGGTCCATTCAGATACTGCAGGCTGCCGGGCGCGCCAGCCTTGCCGCCGCAGCCGGCGCCAACCTATCGTTTGCGCTGGATGGGCTTCGACACGGAGCCGCAATGGGTCGAGGTCGTCCCCCTGGCTGAACTTCAGGCGGCAGCCATCGCCAAGACCTATCCCGACGTCGACGCCGTGTATGACGCCGCGATCGGCCGGCGTGCCACCGAGTATGCAAATGCGGAAGCTGCTGCGCGCGAGTACCTGGCCACCGAGGTAAGGCCGACCGTGGTCTCCGGATACATCACAGGGCACGCGCGCAGCAACCCGACCGGCCAGCAGCAGACGAACGAATGGGCCGCGTACCGGATCATCGAGCGCGCTGATTCCTTTCGCTGGGCAGAGCTGCAGATGCGGAACGTCCGGTTCGACCGCCAGGCCGACATGCGTGCCGCCATTGCACCAGAAGAACTCGCCGCGGCCGTACGCGAGTGGGACGGCTTCATCACATGGCTGCGCGCGACGCTCGGCCTTTAACTAAACCCGAAAGGAAGTTACATGGGCAAAAGCTCAGGAATCGTCACGCTCCGCTTTACCTCGAGGTGGCCCTACAACCCGATGAGCTTGGCGATCGCCACGTTCACCGGGTCGAAGTTCTTCAGCCATGTCGTCTCAATCATCGGCGACCGCGCCTACGAGGCCTCGATGACGCACGGCTGCCGGGCCTGTTCG